ACATGGTGCCCTCAAAGCCTGCCGAAGAAAGCAAGCCAACCTAACAGTAGCGCCAGCACAGGCAAGTAAACGAAAGAGACGAATATGAAAAAAGCATGGGAAAACGACAGTTGTGAAGCGGTCCAGTCTTACTTCACTGTGTACCGCGTGCCGGTTGCTGCAGCTTTGTGGTGTGGCATCGAGCCAGGAGAAGTGGAAGAACACTTGGCGTTGTCCACGGAAGTTGCAAGGGGCGTTCTGAAGCACCCTTACATCAACTGCCTGGAGCCGAGGTGCCGCGCGATCCACGATGCGATCGTGACTGGACTGCTGCCTTGCAGCAGGGAAAACGGAAAAGTCGTGCCGACCGAAGAGCATGTCGCTCCAGAGCGACGTCACATTTCGCGACAACACCTCAAGGACTGGATTGCGGCGCAGTTCCCGTCTGACAAGCCTGAATTTTTGTTTGACGACATTGAGCGCAACACACATACGGCCATCAATAAAGATGCCTACCAGGCATTGCAGGCCGAACGCGATGGATTACGGGCGCGACTTGAAAAAGCAGCGGATGAGTACCGTAAGTTGAGGAACGAACGGGACGAGCTGATTGCCGAAAAAGCAAAACTCACTGAACAGATTAAGCCCGCCAAAGAACTTGGGCTCAGAGCTGAGACCACTTACCTGAACATCATCGGTGGAATGCTGAACTTGTTCCTGATGAAAAGTCCTGCAGGTAAAGCGCATTCGTTGTTCTCTAACCAGGCATCAGTGATTGAAGCACTAGTAATTAACTTTGGGAACAAGCCTGGAATCTCAAAACGAGGGCTTGAAACCAAGTTCGCAGATGCCAAGAAAAGTCTTGACCAGTAATCCAAACAAATACCCTGCTACCGCAGTTGCGGTGGTGCTTTCCGCAATTGCGGTGATTTCATGAAGTAACCCCGGTCCAATTGCTTCATGTACACGAAAACGAAAAGGTAATGACATGTTGCAATTCGAAGACGGCCAGGAAAATACTTCATACACGACTGTCGTGCGCAGTCCCCGCATCATCCGTGATGCAGCCAACGACCCGTACTTCCGCGCTGCAGTCAATGCAGCCAAGACCCGCACATACAGAGCAGCTGTTTCAGCCCGGCTGAGCACATCCGAGCGGGAAGATCTGTATCAAGAAATCTTGCTTGACCTTCTTGAACGTGAAGCTCAATTTAACCCCGAGAAGGGCAGCCCCGGCACATTTACCGGTTTGGTGTCCGAGCACCGCACTGCTGAATTTCTCAAGGCCCGCAAAACAGACAGAGAGCGCTTGACCTTTGCATCGGGTGCGGACGTTGACACGCTGGAGATCGTCAACATCAGCCAAGTACGACAAGGTATGGACCAGACACAGGACGCGGCCAATGACGACGATGCTGCGCCCATCGGTTCAAGCGAATCAAATCACAGAACGCAATGGTTTGATGGGGACGACGATCTCTTTTCAAACTCCAACACTCTTCACGACCTGGAGACAGCGCTGGCGCACATGAGCGAAGAACAAGTCGAACTCTTGGACTTGCTTGCTTCGCACCAGGACCTTCCGACGGCATCCAAAGCCTGCGGTATGTCCACCGCCACGTTTTACCGCCGCGTCGCCGACCTGCAAATGCACCTGCGCATGTTCGGCATCAGGACTGCTGCCTGACCGATCGCGGGGTGGCTGAGAAAAACAGCACCCTCGCTCAGTAAAAACCTTTAACACCTGCAAACTCCGCGCCCCCTTGGGCAGCGGTGGTAGGCCAACTCACGCCCGGAGATTTGATGAATTACAAAAACGACCTGATTGAAACCTCACGCAGCCACTTGGGTCTGGGTGTTGATATTGGCCGCGCAGCGCTGCAGCCGGTTTACGTACCTATTGAAAAACTGTCAGAGGCCAATCTGTGTGACTGGGTAGCTAGTGCGCTCGTTGGCCATTGCATTCAGTACCACGAAGGCCTGTTGCTGCGCGATCGCTCTGAGACCAGCAGCGACCTGACCACCAAAGATCGCGCACGAATTCACTCCGTCGCACGGCGCGCCTGGATCGCCTGTGAACTTGGGCTGGTGCACCTGTTTAGCCAAAAGGTGGGCGACGACCACTACCGATACATGGCCATGCGCTCCAGCTCCCCTTTGAAGCCCCCCGAAATCCGTACCCAGCTGCGTATCGCGCAGATGGCTCCAAGCAACCCAAAGCCCCACTGAAAGAAAGAGGACCCATGACGCCCGAACCAGAAGTGCTGGATGAAATAGGCCAGCTTTACATGAACGAGCTTGAAAAGCTCCCGCTACCAGACCTTGACCGGATGATCAAGCAGGTCACTGCTGCCAAAGACACTGCCGCTTTGTACCTCAACGCATTGCAGTCCACCTTGCACAGTCGCTTGGGCGGTCATGCCCAGCAGCTTCGCCAAGAGGCTGGCAAGTCCACCGGCACTGTGCGCTTTGAGGTCGATGGCTACATGGTCGTCGCCGATTTGCCCAAGCGACCTGAATACAACCAGGTCAAGCTCAAAGAAGCCGTGGAAGCGTTGCGCAAGTGGGGCGAGGACCCGGAGAACTATGTCGGCATCGAAATCAAAGTCGCCGAGTCCAAGTACAACGCCTGGCCACCCGGCATCCGCGATCTGTTCGAACCTGCACGCACGCTCAAAACGGGCAAGCCAAGCTACAAGCTCGAGCAGATCAAGGCCGGAGAAATCCCCGACGCTGCCAACGACAGTCACTTTGGTGGGGGTGTGTGATGGCCATTTCACTTGCACAACTTACACGCGCCAATACGCCCAAGCCACCCCGCATTCTGATTCACGGTGTTGCAGGCGTTGGTAAAACCACCTTCGCCGCAGAAGCCAGCAAACCTGTGTTCGTGCAAACGGAAGACGGTCTGGGAACAATTCCGGCAGCTAGCTTTCCGCTTGCACGCACGTTTGAGGAAGTCCTTGAGTCACTGGCCTCGCTGTACACCGAAGACCATGACTTCAAAACCGTGGTGATCGACAGCGTGGACTGGCTTGAACCCTTGGTTTGGGGCAAGGCCTGCCGCGACAACGGCTGGGGATCGATTGAAGACGCCGGGTATGGCAAAGGCTACGTGGCCGCTTTGAGCCTGTGGCGTCAGTACATCGACGGCCTGAACGCCCTGCGTGACGACCGTGGCATGACTGTTGTGCAAATCGCGCACACCGACATCAAGCGTTTTGACTCGCCTGAGCACGACCCCTACGACCGGTACGTCATCAAGTTGCACACCCGCGCAGCGGCGCTGATGCAAGAGCACTCCGACATCGTGCTGTTTGCCAACTACCGCATCTCCACCGTGAAGGCCGATGTCGGCTTCAACAAAAAAGTAAACCGCGCCATGGGCTCGGGCGAGCGGGTGATTCACACCGCCGAGCGCCCAGCCTTTTTGGCCAAGAACCGCTATGGCCTTCCTGAGACCCTGCCACTGGACTGGCAGTCCTTTGCCCAGGCCATGCCCGATGTGATCAAGCCCATGTTGATCGCCAACCCAGTCACCCCCACCAACCCCACCACCTGAAATTGAAATAGGAGAAAACACCATGGCTTCATTCGGACAAACTTTCGACGCATCCTCAGTTGAACCCAGCAGCGGCTACGAAGTCCTGCCACCCGGTAAATACCTCGCCCAAATTGTTGCAAGCGAAATGCGTGCAACCAAAGACGGCATGGGCCAGTACCTCTACCTTGAGGTGGATGTCATTGAGGGGCAGTACGCAGGCCGCAAGCTCTTTGATCGCCTGAACCTCATCAATGCCAATGCAGATGCTGTGCAAATCGCACAGCGCACGCTGTCATCTATCTGCCGTGCCGTTGGCAAGTTGCAGGTCAGCAATTCGGAGCAGTTGCACCTCATTCCATTGATTGCTGATGTGCGTGTGCGCCCCCCAAAGGGCATGTACGGCGAGAGCAACTCGGTCCGCTACCTGCCTCGCAGCGGTCAGGCTGCAAACGCCCCCACATTCAGCACTGGTCCAGCCAACCCGCCAGCGCGTCCTGCCGTTGCTACAGCAACGCCTGCTGCCAACGGACTGCCCTGGAAGCGCCAAGCCTGAGGTCCCACTGCATGCACGAACACTTCACATTGCATCAACACGCGCTTGAGCCGGTTCACCTGCCGGACTCTGCGCAGGGCTGTCGGGAGCGAATGGCGGCGCTGCAAGGCGAGATTGCTTCCATTCGTATTCAGATCGCAACGACTGACATCCGGCGGCAAACGGAGAAGAAGACGCTTGATGCTGCCTGGTTCCACCGCGCCAAAACCGCGCTGCGTTTAAAGCAGCAGGAGCTGGCGCAGGTGACTGTGCATCTTGCGACCTTTGATAAGCGCGCTGCGCCCAAGCACCGTGATGCCTTCAAAGACACCTTGATTGAAGTGGTCCGTGAAAACTGCAATGACCAAGAGTGGGCGGGCTTGGTGCAGCGTGCGCGTGACTTGCATGCGAGCCAAGGGGGACACCATGGCTGACCTGCCCGCCATCACAAGTCTTACCCGCGAGGCCATTTTCTCTGGCTATGAAGCAGATGCCAGTGATGGGTTTCGCAGCCACCTTGGCGCGTCCCTGATCGGCAAGGAATGCGAGCGAGCGCTTTGGTACGACTTTCGCTGGGTCACGCGCAGCAAGCACCCAGGCCGACTTCTTCGCTTGTTTGAAACCGGTCAATTGGAGGAGGCGCGCCTGGTGCTGAACCTGCGGCGCACCGGTGCGACTGTGCTCGAAGTCGATCCAGAGACTGGACGCCAGTTTCGTGTGCAAGCCCATGGCGGCCACTTTGGAGGTTCGCTCGATGGCGTTGCCATCAATTTGCTTGAAGCACCTAAAGCCTGGCACGTGCTGGAGTTCAAGACGCACTCCAACAAGAGCTTTGGCGATCTGGTGGCCAAGAAGGTACGCGAGTCCAAACCGCAGCACTTTGCCCAGATGCAAATCTACATGCACCTGATGGGCATTTCCCGAGCGATGTACTTGGCTGTGAACAAGGACACCGATGACCTGTATGTCGAACGCGTGGAGGCAGATGTCACTTATGCAGAGCAACTTCTGGAAAAAGCGCGGCGAATCATCTTTGCCCAAACCCCACTGCCACGCATCAGCGAGGACCCCAGTTGGTATCAGTGCCGCATGTGTGATCACGCGCCAGTTTGCCATGCAAGCGGTAACAGCGTGTTGGCACCTGCGATCAATTGCCGTACTTGCATGCACTCAACACCCGTGGATGGCGGTTGGCATTGCGACCGGCATCAAAAACGTCTGACCGACGTTGATCAGCGTACGGGCTGTGAGCAACACCTGTACCTGCCGCCACTTGTTCCTGCATTACAAGTCGATGCGGGTGACGACTGGGTTGACTACGAATTTACCAATGGAGTTCGCTGGCGCGATGCCGGTTTGAACAAGCACGCCGCCAACTGAATCCCCAACCGCAAACCTAAACGCAATTGAAAAAGGAGTCCCGTCATGAGCTTTTCCCTCCGCCCCTACCAAAGTGCTGCCATCCAAGGCATCTACAACTATTTCCAAGATGAGAGCGGTAACCCGCTGGTGGTGATTCCCACCGCTGGTGGCAAGTCCCTCGTCATGGCCACCTTTGTTGAAGGCGTACTGAAAGCCTTTCCAGATCAGCGCATCCTGATCGTGACTCATGTGCGTGAGCTGATTGAGCAGAACTTTGCCGAACTCAAAAAGCTTTGGCCGCAAGCCCCGGCAGGGATTTATTCAGCTGGACTTAAGAAGCGAGAGATTCGTGCGCAGATTTTGTTTGCTGGCATCCAGTCCATTCACAAGCGTGTGTATGACGTTCAGCAGTGCGACCTGGTGTTGATTGATGAAGCGCATTTGATCCCGCGTTCCTCAAACACGATGTACCGCAAGTTTCTTGATGGCTTGAAGCGCATTAACCCCATGCTCAAGGTGATTGGCCTGACGGCCACGCCATACCGCCTGGACTCTGGGTTGCTGCATGAGGGTAATGAGGCCATCTTCACTGACATCGCCTACGAGGTTTCGGTGCGTGAGTTGATTGATGACCACTACCTTTCGCCACTGATCTCCAAACGCATGGCAACGCAAATTGACCTCACTGGTGTGGGTACGCGCGGCGGTGAGTTCATTCCGAAGGATTTGGAAGCGGCCATTGACCAGGACGCGATCACACAAAGCGCAGTCAATGAAATCTTCTCGTACTCAACAAACCGCAAAAGCTGGCTGATCTTCTGTGCTGGCGTGGACCATGCGTACCACGTGCGTGATGCGGTGCGCAGCAGAGGAGTTACCTGCGAGACGATTGTGGGCGATACGCCCAGCGCCCAGCGTGAGGCCATCATCAATGACTTCAAGGCCGGACGGATTCAGTGCCTGACCAATGCCAATGTTTTGACGACGGGCTTTAACGCTCCTGCGGTAGACCTGATTGCCATGCTGCGTCCGACCAAGTCGGCGGGCTTGTATGTACAGATCGTGGGGCGTGGTTGCCGCCTTGCACCGGGCAAGACCGACTGCTTGGTGCTCGACTTCGCCGGGAACATTGCGCGACACGGTCCCATTGACGCCATCAAGCCCAAGACGCCCAAAGCGGGTGAAGACGGCGATGCGCCCACCAAAGCCTGCCCTGAGTGCGACAGCATCGTGCACGCGGCGGTACGTCAGTGCCCCGACTGTGGCCACATGTTCCCGGAGCCACAAATCAAGATTGACGCCAAAGCCAGCACTTTGGACATCCTCTCTGGCGGTCCACCCGAGTGGGTGCCCGTGACACGGGTCAGCTATGCCCGGCACGACAAGACTGGCAAGCCGCCGTCACTTCGAGTCGATTACTGGAGTGGACTGAGTTCCCACAGTGAGTGGGTTTGCATTGAGCACCAGGGCTATGCGCGGCAAAAGGCTGCCAGTTGGTGGGCCAACCGCGCACCGGGCTTGCCACTTCCGCGTGGTGTTGATGAAGCCTTGGCAGTATCGCAGCGTCTCAAGTGCCCCTCTCAGATCGCGGTGCGCCCCAGCGGGCGTTACACAGAAATCGTTGGCGCGCGCTTTTGATGTCGGGCGCATAAATGATGTGCGCCATTTGCAGGCGCGATGCCCGAGGGTATGGGTTCGCGCCTTGTTTGATCCGTATCGATGCGCCCAGCGTGAAGTTGTGTTCCAGGCGCTGTCAAAACATTGCAGCAAGGCTAAAGGGAATGATTGATCCAAACCAACATGAAACCAATGCTCTGGCGGCGGCCTGCCAGACAGGGGGCGAGTACGTCGAGTCACTTGCCAAAACAGACTTGGCCACCTTCACCGCAGTGGAGTGGTCAACCTTGATTGATGTGGTCGTGACCGCCTTTCAAGACTCACTTCGCACTGCCTATGCAGATGACCCACCATTTTGAAGGAACGCATGAATCCAAATAATTACATGGCCCATCTTGGGGCCACGCTCGTAGATCGCGGCTATGCCATTTTGCCGATCCAACCCAGCACTAAGAAGCCGGGCATGTTTCGCCTGGGTGCCTGGCAAGACTATCCCAAGTGGAGCCGTCACTGTGAGCGCGACACTACAGAAAACGAAGTCGACATTTGGGGCGACTGGCCCGAGGCTGGCATTGGTATTGCCGCAGGCAAGGTGATTGGCATCGACATTGATGTGCTGCAGTCCAAAGACATCGCTGTTCAGATTGAGGGCTTGGCCAAGCGGCTGCTGGGCGACACACCTGCAGTTCGTATCGGCAACGCCCCCAAGCGATTGCTGGTGTACCGTGCGGCCCAGCCTTTCAGTGGCTTTAAGTTCCCGCCCATTGAGGTCTTGGGTGTGGGGCAGCAGTTCATCGCCTATGGCATTCACCCGGATACCGGCAAGCCCTACGAGTGGCCCGTGCAAACCTTGGCCGACCTGAAAATCGAAGAACTGCCTGTCATCACCGAGGAACAGGCTCGAGAGTTTGCGCGCCAGGCGTACGAGATGGTCCCCGAATCTATGCGCCCCAAAAGTCTGGCTGTAGGTTTGAAGTCTCCAGAGGCGTTCGCCAATCTGCCCGAGCAACGCGGCACGTTCGAGGCAGTGCAGGACGCGCTTCAGTACATCCCCAACCAGGATCTGGACTACGACAGCTGGGTGCGCATTGGCATGGCCATCAAAGGTGCGCTTGCCGAGCAGGGGTGGCCGCTCTTTGAGTCCTGGTCTGCGTCGTCCAGTAAAAACGATGCCAAGACAACCGCTAAAAGTTGGGGGAGCTTTTCGCCTCAGCGCATTGGGGCGGGAACCATCTACAAGCTGGCGCTGGACAACGGCTGGATTCCGGATGCTGATCTACAGCTCAATGGTGAGATTGTGATGAACGGACACCACCCGGCCAAGGAGATGTTGCAAACGCTCCAAACAACAAACCCCATCACGATTGATGTGTCAGGTGCACCGCCCGTGCTGCCACCACCCAAACCACTGCCGACGGGCTGGGACCAAGTGGGCGGCGTGATTGCCGACATGATGGCGCTCATGGTAACGACGGCCAAGCGTCCACAACCCGTGCTGGCGCTCGGAGCGAGTTTGTGTGCAATCGGCGCGCTGATGGGGCGCAAGTACCGCACCGAGAGCAACACGCGCTCGAACCTTTATGTCGTAGGTATCGCTGAGAGCGGCGCAGGCAAGAACCACAGCCGCGTCGTGATCAATGAGCTGTTCCGTAAGGCCGGGTTGCTGCAATACCTGGGTGGCAACAAGATCGCATCGGGCTCGGGTCTTTTGACGGCCATCCAGCGTCAGCCCGCCATTCTTTTTCAGCTAGATGAGTTCGGTATGTTTTTGTCGGCAGCCGCTGACCGCAAACGCTCCCCACGCTACGTGTGTGAAATCCTGGACCTGATGACCGAGCTGTACACCACATCAGGCACGACTTACTTTGGCATTGAGTACGCAAGCAACCAACTCAACAACGCGCACCGTGCCATTCACCAGCCCTGCGCTTGCATCTACGGCACCACCACACCCTTGCACTTTTGGCAGGCGCTACAGGCGTCTAATGTGGCCGACGGTTCATTGGCGCGCTTTCTGATTCTGGAGAGCGAGGACGATTTCCCCAATAGCAACGAACTCTTTGGCACGATTGATCCCCCGCAAGACCTCATCGACC